GTATAATCATATAAAAGCCTCACATTTCTGCAAGGCTTTTATTATCTTTGAGGTCTACTAAAACTTTAAAGACAATGCAAGATACAAACGAAATCTGGAAACCAGTAAAAGGCTACGAAGGAATTTATGAAGTAAGTTCTTTTGGTAGAATAAAAAGAATCACCGCAGCGAGAGGTACTAATACTGGTTATATATTTAAACCTGCGCCAACTCCTAAAGGGTATTTACTTACAAGACTTACTAATGCGAAAGGTAAAGCAGCTACTGTAAAAGTTCATAGAATCGTTTGCGAAGCATTTCACGAAAATCCTAACAAC